AGAGAACCACTTGTAGGAAATCCAACAGTTGTATCAACTGTAATTACAGTTCCACCGATTGACACAGGATCTGTAACACGAGTTCTGCCTGGAACTATGAAATTACCATCGATTGAATCCTGAGATACACTAATCTGATAATAGTGTTCTCCATCATATAAAAAGTCTTTTACATCTGATATCGCACCAGAGGCACCTCTAATATTACTATCATCTTCATCAGCGTCTTGAAAAAGTGTTGAACCTTTTAGATTACGAGGATCTCCAGTAATGGGTTTAACAACAAAATCTTGTGCAAATCCATAATCAGCATCAGATGGTTTGATTAAAAAATCAGACGGTTTGATAATATTAACTTCTTGTCCATATAAGACTCTGAATAGTATTCGATATGATTCCTCAGTTCCTTTTGTTCGATAAAAATCTTTAACTTGTCGAATAAATTTAACTTGATCTATATTACTACTTAACTTACGATTTTCAAAACCACTTGCATAAGTCGTTTTTAACTTACTAAAAAATTCACGAATGAAAAGATTTGACAAATTATGAACTTTACTACCACCAGTATGAGATGTTCCTACAGTTGTATTAAAAGATAATAAATCAGGTCTTGTGGGTTGATCCATATTATCAACGCCACTAAACCCACGAACACAACCTGTAAATGATGTGGTTCCAATACCAGTGTATGTAATAATTTCATCATCAATTTTTAAAAGACCATACTTACTTGGATATCCTTTTGTTGAATCTACAAAGATTGTATCTGAGTAAGATTCTGTATCTGTTGATAATCCAGTATATTCTGTCAGTGCAGCACCAACATAGGTTTGTAGTTTAGTATATCTGTCAAGATTCTCAGCGATGTTTATTGAACCACCCTGATATTCTTGAGAGATATAATATTGTTTCATAAAATCCACAAAAAGTGGACTTTCAGACTGCACAAACTCAGGTAACTGATTTTCAATTACCTGATTAATTTCAACTCTTTGTATTGATGTGTCTATCATTAATATCCGCCACCATAGCTAGATCCACCGCCTGATGAAGATGTAGGGGTTGTGGTTGTCGTGGTTGTTGAACCCATAGTTGAACCTGAGTAAGTTCCACCACTTGTTGTTGTAGTTGCAGTCGAAGAGGCTGTTGATGGAAGAATCGCAGCAGCTGTAGAAACTGGAGAATTTGATTTTCTTGTAAAAGTGGGAGTATAGTAACTGTGAGTATGAACAAATCTTGAACCAGATGTATTTTCACCTGATGCGATTAAATCTTGAACCATGTTAATCGTTGTGTTTGTCATATCGAACTTAACATATAAATCACGAAGTCCTACGATATCATTTGAGTGTGGAATTGCTTGAATTTCAATCACACCGTTTGCAACTACCGTTGAAAGTATATTTACAGTATCTATAAGGACTTCACCAGTCATATAATCTACAGTTCCAGCATTTTTCTTCACAATATTTGGAGTTCCACCCTCAATGTATGTAAAGAAGAAAATTCGACCTTTTTCACGATTTATTACTTCATCAGCGAGATAAACAACACCTGTAACACCCTCAATTGTAAATCCAGTTGATACTACATTATATGAATTCTCCTGAGTGTGGAATCGATTACCATAACAAACCTCATATTGAGCAAATTGACCCAAAACTGCTTTTAGATTGCGTCGAATCGTAACAAGAGTGATATTTGATGTAATTGATGAATCAACACTATCAATAAGAGATACAGCCTTACTATATTTGAATCTACCACCAAATTTATTCACATCTATTGAACGTGAATATTGAGTTAATGCATTTGAGACACCAGTTTTAAGATTATCTGAATCATCATTTAAACTTGGGTTATAATATGGTGTTGCATTAAGTTCAACATACAAATATTTTAAATCAACAAATTCTGGCACAATTCCAGCAACTGCATAACTCTTCAATCTTTGAATTAACTCTCTTTTTGTCTCATCTGATAAGAAATCACCATTTCGAGGTTTTACGGAGATAAAAACTTTACCAAAACGAGGTGGACTCATTTCCTCACCACCAAAAGCAGTTACAGACTCAACGTTTGGATAAATGAAACCTAAAACTGACTCATAATCAGATGCCGTGACTGCACGATACTGAGAAGAGTAAATTCTTGGTGCAAAATACTTAATTGATGAGATTGATTCGATATCATCACCGTCTCTTGACTTTTCATCAGTCGAAACAAGTGATATAAGGTCAGCATTAATCGCTGCACCGTCTTGATTTGTAATATTTCCTACAAAACTAAATTCTGAAGCACCATTTCCCTCTCTTCCATCAGTTACAATATAAGAAGCTGTAATTACGTTACTATTTGATAGTTTTTTACCAATTACATTGTCACCAAAAATTAATTCATACCTTTCATCTTCAATTTCCTGTAATAAGTAAGAATTTGACGTTGATGTCACGCCAACAATATTATCAATCTGTTGATATGTAACTGATGAAGTCGCCGTTGACGAAGATTTAACTTTAACTTGAATTGTTGATGTATCAATAAAGGAATTATCAAGAATATATCTCTGATTGAACAAAGATGTATCAACAGTAAAGTTTTGAGAGATATAAACACCTTCGTATATTTCAATATTGTTAAATTCAGCAACTCCGTTCACAACAGGGACTGTAATATCCTCTGGAATACAAAATATGTAATTTGTATTGTCTCCAGCACCATTACAGATGATTCCAGCGTTAATTGTAAGTGTTGATGTTTCTACTAGTCCATCAACAGTAAAAGATATTCTTGCTCTTGCGGATCTACGAGATCTTGGAACGTAACCAATGTTTCTGGCAAGTGCAACGACGTTTTCTCGAAGTGTAGCAGAGTCAAGAAAACACTCATTTGCTGCCATGTTAGTATTATAGGCAGTTGTATATGTATTATATGCTAATGCGTCAATAATTATCGAAAGGTTAGACCCTTCAAAATCATAATCAGTAAAATTAGTATTTGCCCTCAGATAATCTCTGATGGATGTCTTGATTTGATCAAAATCTAAATTAACATATTGTCCAAAGGCCATTATACTCTAGCTGGGAATAGGAGAACGTCTACTTCTTGTGTTGGTGCTGGAATTCCAGTAATATCATATTGAACTGTGCAATTCATTTCATTTGTATCAGGTGCAACTGTAACAGTTACATCAATATTGCTAATTCTTGGTTCATAATTAAGTAAAGATGACCTAATTTCATCTGAAACTCGTATTTCATTCAAATTTGTGTTCAAATCGAATAAAGATTCATTAATAACTGAGCCAAAATTAGGTTCAAATGGTTTTTCACCAAGAATTGTGAAAATTATGTTCCTTACAGACCTTTTAATCGCATCTTCATTGCGAATTGTCACCACATCATTCGTCACAGGATGACGTTTGAACGATAAGTTGATATCTTTGAATGCCCTAGAAGCCACTATTTACACAAAAAGTTTCCTGTTTTTATTTATACCGCTTTTTTTATCTTTTTACAACTCTAATTCTGTATTTTTCTGATTCTAAAGCGTTAATAATATATTTAGCGCTAATTCTTGGGTCTTTTTCACCGCAAGTGAAGAAATCTGCGTTCATTCGACCAAATTCGGGCCAAGTATGACAAGAAACATGACTTTCGGCGAGTGCAAAAAGACATGTAACACCACATGGACTGAATTTATGTGTATATTCGTTCAATATTGTCATCTTCGACTTCAAAATCGCACGAGTAAAGATGTCACGAAGGAAATTTGGACTATTTAAGTCATCAAAATACCCATCATAGACATCTAATATGAGATGTTCACCCATTTCATCCCAGTTCTGGTTCATTTAAGTCAATTTTAAAGTCACCACCATAAAAATCAGCGTTCATATCAGTTCCTCCAGCGCCTACTTCAATGTCAGTAGACCTTTCTTTCGCTGTTTTCCAGAAATAATTCTCTTCTGACCCTAATCCATCACGATCATGACCATTTTCAACCTGATAATACACGGTTGAAACCTTAAAATCGGGAATCTTAGGTGTCTCAGGAGTGATACTGTTGTCATAGATACGCATTCTGTTGTTTGGATAGAGGCAAAACTGTCCATTATCCAGTTCTAAGAGGTTATGAGACTTATGTTCGGCAGGTTGTTCGCTTGTTGAGTAGTCAATAGCGTCTACATCTGCATGAAAATTGTCCAAAGTACAAATATAAGTGCCAGTTTGGTTGCCAAAGTCTCTTGTATACACTTCATAATGCATTGATCCGATAAATTGCTTCTGAACTGCGACTACTCCATAGTCCATACAGTTCCAAAACTGTAAATTATGCAGTGTCATATCAGGATCAGGCAGTTCTGGAGACGATAAAAATGCCGAAATAGGTAATTTATCGAACATTGCTGCGTACTCAGGCAAATAAGTCTCAAAATAAAAGGCACGACCAGGTATACTTTTTGCAGAAACCCAGACTCCTTTTACAAATTCGCCATGACCAGACTTATGATCGGTCAAATATTCTTTCCTTACCCATACTTCGTAGGAGGGTAAATTAGTTATTAGTGTGCTCATCGTCTATAGGACCGTTATAGTGGAATACTTCAACATATGAATGACATTTTGGACAAGAAAAATTGGAGAAGAAGTCATATTCAGACTCCTCTCCATCATTTACATCCTCCATATCGTGATCTGCTCCCCAGATCAACTCAGTTCCGCAGTGCCAGCAGTTCACTTGCCCTGCCCTCTATACCTTTTTTTAGCTTTATTACGAGAGGTAGCGGAATATTTTGTATGCTGACCTCTTCCGATGCTTGTTTTTTTGGGTTTCGACTCGATAGTTCCACCCATGTTCCATTTTGCAGCCATTACTCACAAATTTCAGTAGTTAACGAGAGGGGATTCGGGAATTTTCCCTCATAATATTGTTGTGCTATATCCTCCATCATATCACAATATTCCTCAGTAGTCAAGTTGTCCCCCAATACTTCTTGATTATGACGGATACGGTAGCGGTAATCAGATGATTCTGGTTTTTTCATGTCCTACACGTACTCTTGGATCGCACCATATTTCAAAACCTGCCTCTTTTGCATCAAGACAGAACGAGACATCTTCGCCACACATATCCTGTACTTCACCAGACTCAAAGACTTGCATCTTTGGAGCAAACCAAGGATACTTCATCTCTTCATGCTCAAAGACACCCTTCTTAATTAATAACCACCCAAAACCTGTATAGTCAACTGTAAAAGGTTTCTTTCTCTTACCCATAGTTTCGAGGGTCTCATGATTCATCACTCCACCGTTCTTGCGGAAGTCATCCTCCTCCATCCAGTGAGCTACTGAACTTGTATTCCCATCTTCTGTACAATACCAACCAGATGCAAGATCTTTATCCATTAGAACTAACTGATAGAACTTTTCTGTATTAAAAACAATATCTGAGTCTATCCATAACTGATAGTCATATTTCAACTTTCCATCCCAAGGAACTTGGTCAGCACCTCGTAACACATTTGCACCTAAACACTTGCAACGTGCAAAGTTTACCATACTACTATAATCTTGAGATATCTGTATCTGTGCTCCTGCTTGTACAATATCAAAACATAACTGTACAAAATTCTTCAAGTAAGTGTATGATACTCCTCTACCTGGTAAACAAAAGACAACTGATTTTCCTCGAATCATCTCCCTCGCTTTATCATAGTCCCACTCTGGTTTCGCTTTTGCTTTTTTCGCAACGGGCGATTTTGCTTTGACTGTAAATCCTTTAGCCATAATAACGTGTAATTACAAACTCATTATACCACTTATATAGTGGACAGTCAATAAGATGATTCTGAAAGTTCTTTTGAAATTGTGGGGTTTTCCTCAATAAAAGTATATGTGATCTCTTCTTTATGATATGAGGTGTAGAGTTTACCCCATATAAAATGAAAGTCATCTTCACTTAAATTCTTGAAGATGCATTTATCTTGAAAGTAAATGTGATAGGTGCTATTCTCGTTCATTGATAATAATGTCGTCTCCATCGACTCTAATATTTATTTCTGTGCCCTCGTACCAGTCCATTTCATTAATGATCCATTCTGGTATCCTAACAAAGTATTCGTGAGTGTAGTCATCGACCTCTACGGAGCCAAAATTTTCCTGGAAATTTTTTTGCATAAAATGGATTCTCATCTTGATTTTATATATCAAAAAAATTTTTTAAGTGTCCGTTATTACATTCTCGATCTGGGTCGTTTATAGCTTAATGGTACCTTGCCATTTTAAATAACGGGGGGCGGGGGCGACCCCCGTTATTTAAAATGGCAAGGTACCATTAAG